GGCATGGGGTTGAGTTTATTTATTGTGATACTAGGAGAGAGGCTGAATCTGCGGCCTTTGACATATTGAGAGAGTTTTATGGGAAAAACAAAATATAAGCCGGGAGATAAGTTTAACGGACATATATATGGAGTGGGCGATAATACTGCGGAAGAATTCTTTGAATATTATTTAATTAAGGGGACAGTGTGAGAAAAATAAAGCACGCAACCAAACTAGAGAAAGAACAAATTGAGAACGCCTGGCTTAATATTGATATTAGAGACGAATATATCCAAAGTCCCGCGAAAGACATTCCCGAAGCCGCTATAGAAGAGCCCTATATATTTTTTTCGTATTTAATGAGTCGCCCAGAGTATTTTGCAGGATTTTGTAAATATGTAATGAACATTGATCTTTTGCCGTTTCAGTCGGTTATTCAGCAGAACCTCTGGAATTTTAAGTTTCCTCTTTTAGTGGCTTCGAGGGGCGGGTCAAAAAGTTGGAGTTTGGGACTATATTGTTTACTACGAATGATTTTTATCCCGAATAGAAAAATAATAATTTGCGGTGCGGGCTTTAGACAGTCTAAAATTATTTTTGAATACATGGATGGCTTCTATCAAAACGCTCCACTCTTACGTGATATGCTGAAAGACAAAAAGGTTGGTGGGTACAAAGATACGGATATGTGGCGGTTCTTGTTGAATGGGGGGTACGCAGCCTGCCTTCCGGTGGGGACTGGAGACAAGATCCGAGGGCAGCGAGCAAATGATCTTATAGTAGATGAGTTTTCATCCATCAATCCACAGATTTTTGAAACTGTTATGGCTGGTTTTGCTGCCGTTAGTTCGGACCCTGTTGGTAACACAAAAAGAGCTGCGGCTCGCCGAGAAGCGGAAAAGATTGGGATTGAGCTAGAATATGACGACTCTAAAGAGATTGTCAAGTCGAACCAAATCGTAATTTCGGGAACCGCATATTATTCATTTAATCATTTTTGTACTTATTGGAAGAGGTGGAAATCTATTGTCGGTTATCCGTGGGACCCGAAGCCTCTAGAAGAGTATTATCCAGAAGGTATTCCAGAAGACCTAAAACCCGAAGATTATTCTGTAATCCGAATCCCCGTAGATCTTATCCCTGAGGATTTTATGGATATGGGGCAGGTCGCAAGAACCAAGGGGTCTATCAATAAAGGAGTGTTCCAAAACGAATATGGGGCTTGTTTTTCGGCAGACTCAGACGGCTTCTTCCGTAGAACCCTTATAGAATCATGTATTGCTCATCTCGGCAAAATCTACAAGAACAAAGAAGACTGCTATTTCGAGCCTAGAATTTATGGTGACCCAGCACTAAAATACGTTATGGGTATTGATCCGGCTTCTGAGAACGATAATTTCTCAATAGTCCTTCTGGAACTTAGAGAGGGACATCGTAGACTTGTATACTCCTGGACCACTACCAGAAAGAACCATCAGGCACGCCTTAAGAGTAAGTTGGTTGAGGAACATGATTTCTACAGCTACGTAAATCGTAAGGTTCGAGATCTAATGGAGAGGTTCGATATTGAGCATATTATTATTGACTCGCAGGGGGGTGGCTACGCTGTGATTGAAGCCTTTAAGAACGAGGGCAACATGAAAGAGTATGAGAGAGCCATTTTAGAGGTGCGTGACCCCAGTAAACCAAAAGACTCAGATCGTCGAGAGGGGCATCATATTGTGGAGCTGGCTAGTTTTGCGGACGCTAAGTGGTTTTCTGCCGCAAATCATGGGATGAAGAAGGATATGGAAGAACAGGAACTAATTTTTCCAAGTTTTGACGCCCTAGCATTAGGGTTGGCCATTGAGCAAGACAAGCTGGAAGATAGGGTGGTTGACACTATTCAGGACTGTGTAGAAGAGGTTGAGCTTCTGAAGGATGAGCTTTGCACAATTGTGATGAAACAGACTACGGCGGGCAGAGAGCAATTTGTCACGCCCGAGGAGGTCACCAATGGCTCTAAACGCCGTCAGAAGAAAGACCGGTACTCATCTCTCGTAATCGCAAACATGGCCGCACGCATCATCCAGAACGACGACACAGTTAAGATTCGCCCACACATTGGGGATTTTGCTGGAAATTCCAAGAAAGGGTCTGGGCCAATGTACTATGGGAACGACGTTGCGAATAATCAACTAACAGACGCATATAGGGATTATGATTAAATTTTTCACGTTTTGTGCGGAAAACTCTGTATTTATTAGTATAGTCCAATTCAATAGGAGAACAGTATGACTGATGAACTAAAAGAGTACCGCAAAGAATACGCAGAAGTTATCAAGGAGTTTGGTACAGCTCGAAATAACCTACAAAACACGATGAGATCACAGGGCAACCGTCAGTTCCTCAATGAGGACTCGGATGTTCATGTGGGTAGTGAATACACAAAGAACGACTATTACTACTTTAGACCCTCGGAACGAGTCAAAAAGCAGCCTAAGTTAGTTATCAAGATGTGTGACGACGCCTACAATAATGTGGGTATTTTGAAGAACACGGTTGACCTGATGGGGGATTTTGCGTCCAAAGGTCTTACGATTATCCACCGGAACAAAAAAGTAGAGAAGTTTCTACGACAGTGGTATCGTATGGTGAGAGGTTCGCACGTTACTGAGCGTATCTCTAATCAGTTCTACCGAACTGGAAATGTGGTGATTGAGCAGATCAACGGCAAAATCAAGAAATCCACGGAACAGCGATGGAAAGCTATTGGTTTCATTGAGAATCCAGTGAAGAAGAATGATATCCCACGACAGTATATCCTGCATAATCCTATGTCTATTGAGAAGGTTGGTAGCCATCTGAGTACAGATCGTGACAGATTCTTTCTGAACACGACAGAGGATCAGCTAAGCGGGGTGAATATTTTCACTGGCGAGAACGCTACAACGACTCAACGCCTAGATAAAGGTATTGTTGAGCTAGACCAAGATCGAGTATTCGACTACTACTATAAGAAGGACGACTGGGATCTCTGGGCAAAGCCAATGACCTACGCTATCATGAATGAACTCATGATGCTTGATAAGGTTCAGCTTGCGGATATTTCGGCCCTTGATGGTGCTATTTCCAATATCCGTCTGTGGAGCTTGGGTAGCTTTGAGCACAACATCTTCCCGAATCGTGAGGCTATTAATAAGGTACGTCGAATTCTATCTAATCGTAATGGTGGTGGAGTTATCGACCTTGTTTGGGGTCCAGAGCTGTCATTCACTGAGAGTAATACAGAAGTACACAAATTCCTAGGTAAAGAGAAGTATGAGGCTATTCTAACCTTAATCTATGCTGGACTGGGAATTCCGCCTACTATGACCGGTGGTGCTGGTGGTGGTGGTGGCATGACTAATAATATGATCTCTATTAAGACGCTGGTTGAGAGATTACAGTATGGTCGTGACGTATTAACAGAGTTCTGGGAGGGGCAACTTTCTCAAGTAATGAGATCAATGGGCTTCTCTGGAGTGCCACGGATTGTCTTTACTCATAATGCTTTATCAGATGAAGCTGCTGAAAAGTCCCTACTTATCGATTTAGTAGACCGAGATTTGATTTCTGCTGACTCTGTTCGTTCTACTTTTGGGTTCGATCCAGAAATTGAGCAGTTCAAGATTAACCGAGAATCACGGAGTCGTGGTGTATCTATTCCAGATAAGGCTAGTCCATACCATAATCCACAGCCAGAGCACGAACTTAAGAAGATTGCTCTTAATAACGGTATTGTTACTCCGGGTGAACTAGGCGTCGACCTCCAGGATAAAAAAGAGGGAGATCAGACTATGATTGAGATTAATCAGGAAAATAACGAAAAGAACGGAAAAGTAGAGATTGCCAATAAACCCAAGGGTGACGCTGGCAGACCATTCAACGCTAAGGATGGTGGTCCTCGTAAGAAAAAGACGGTTAAACCACGTAGTGTTGGCTTCTTAACTGACCTTATTATGTGTCAAGACGCTCATCAGGAAATCAGCAAGATCATTAATCCCGGCTATCTAAAATCACTGGGTAAGGATAATCTACGAAAACTAACGAAAGACGAATACCTGAATATGGAGCGATTAAAGTTCCATTGTCTAGCTCATCTTAATGATACCCGTGAACTGAAGTTTGTCGTGACACCAGATAGCGTAAAGGTCGCTCTGGCAAATGGTGATCATCCTAAGTATACTGATGCCAAGGCTTTAATTGGCGAGTTTAGAGACCAGAATGGTAAAGACCCTTCTATTGACGAAATCAAGGATATTTACGCTGTTTCCCTAACACGAGACTAGGACTGAAGATATAATCTTGGGAAAATAACAAAAAAGATAAAATTTTTTACATGCTTTCTGAAAAAAACTGTATTTATTATTAGAAAGGCTTAACCATGCAATTCCCAGTATTTGATTCAGAGAAAAGAGATGGTTTAGAGCCGCTCCTAAAAAACAATGTGCTAGCATTTAAATCCATAGCAAGCTCGACAGAGAAGTTTGATCTTCCAGAGTCGATTCAGCTAGCACAAGCGTCCAACCCAGATCAAATGGATCTGTTCTATCTGGATAGTGTACTCGCCAGCGTAGGCTGGAATAAAAACGATGACATTTTCAATCCGGTAGATATGTGGGATGCTAGAGCAACGCCCGTTGATAAACAATTTAACTATATGCACGATGAGTCTGATATTATCGGACATATCACAGCATCTAAGGTTTTCGACGAGAACAACAAGGTGTGGACGGGTGAGGACATCCCTGATAAATTTCACATTGTTGTAAGCTCCGTTCTTTACAATCATTGGACAAATGATGAGCGTCAAGAGCGAATGGACAAGATCATTGCCCAGATTAGTGCTGGTGAGTGGTTTGTGTCGATGGAGTGCCTCTTCAGTAAATTTGACTATGGTGTTATCACGCCTAACGGCGAAGACAAAATTATCGCGAGAGCAGCGGATACGGCGTTCTTGACAAAACACCTTCGAGCCTACGGTGGTTCGGGAGAGTTTCAAGGGCACAAGCTTGGGCGAGTATTGCGAAACTTTACTTTTTCAGGTAAAGGCTTAGTTACTAATCCTGCTAATGCAGACAGTATCATTTTTAGTGCGACCAAACAATTTAGTGGAGTTACGGCTTCCATACAGGAGACAGGTATGAGCGACGTATTACAGAAAGAGTTCGATGAGCTGAAAGCAGACCTTAAAACTGCCAAAGCATCTATTGAAGCGAAAGATATTGAAAAGAATGAGCTATTTGCTCGGTTTTCTGATCTTGAGAAAAAAGACACAACAGAAGCTATGACAAAGGTTCAGACGAAGAACGATGAGCTAGTTAAAGAGCTTGCTGATGTAAAAGCTGACAGTGAAGCAAAAGACGAAACGATTGCTACGCTTAAGACAGCTAAAGACACCGCAGAAGCATCTGTGGTTGATCTAACTTCGAAAATTGAGGCTTCTAAGCTTGAAGCAGTTAAGGCATCACGACTTTCAGAGCTGGCGAAAGCTGGAGTTGAAGACGCGAAGGCACTTGAACTGGTTGAGAAGTTTATCAAGTCTGATGAAGAAGTGTTTGCTGAACTTGTTAGTGCCCTAGCGGGTAAGTTCGTTCCCTTTAAGAAAAAGGGTGAAGACGACGATGATGACAAAGATGGCGACAAAAAGAAGAAGAAGAAGAAAGACGATGACGCTAAAGCTGACGAAGCGGAAGCTGAAGTAGTTATCGACGACGATGATATTGAAAAGACAGAGGCTAGTCTACAGGGAACTGAAGACGAAGTCGATCTCGAAGAGGTTCGAGCCACTGTTTCTGATTTTCTTACTGCAAGCATTAAATAGGAGAGACAATAATGGCTCTAAGACTAGACCGTAGCTACGAAGGACTGGAACACATCGACTTTTTCTGCAACGACACGACTGCAGAAA